TTATTGCGACGTGGCTCAACATGAACACATTGCGTAACTAAACAAAGAGCGGGGTGAACACATGGGATTTAATTGGGGAGTTATTGGTGGACTTATTACGAGTGTTGCACCTATCGTCGCACCGTTAGCGACTGGCCCGGCAAGAGCCATTTTACGAGCCGCTGCCGCGTCTGTTGTTCTGGTGGAAGACTTCGTGACAAACCGTCGAGGCGCAGAGAAGAAAGAGCGAGCCATGACGCTTGTTGATGGATTGCTGGATGTGGCTGAAGATGCGGCGGCACGGGATCTTGTGAGAGACCCCTTGGTAACCGAAGCGGTTGCTGCGGTCATTGATTTAGAGGTGGCGTTGCGGAACGCTCATGCTCGGCTTCATGCTGTTGTGACTGATGTGAAGGCGAAGCGTGATGCTGTTGCTGACGCAGCGACAGTCACGACGACCCAATGAGCCTATCGAGTGAGGCGATTAGCCTAGACACGTTGTCGGAAGCGAGGCTCCGTCGACTCGATCTCGATCTGTTCTCATACGACACCTTCAAGGATATCTACCGGAACAACCCCAAGGCGTTTGTGCTGGACTGTTTTGACTGGTCTGGGGCTGACAGGCCCACAGCATACCAGCTAGAGTGCTTGCAGGCGCTTGTTGCCAAACGACGTCTTGCGGTGCGAGGTCCACATGGACTCGGCAAGACAACGCTGGCCGCGTGGGTTGTGTTGTGGTTTGCGCTCACGAGAGATGGCGAGGACTGGAAGATCGTCACCACAGCAAGTAGCTGGCGGCAGCTAACCAAGTTCCTCTGGCCCGAAGTGCATAAGTGGGCGCGGAATGCCCGGTGGGAGATGATTGGCCGGTCTATCTTCATGGAGCGTCGGGAACTCCTCGACCTCACCCTCAAGCTCGACACCGGGGTGGCGTTTGCGGCGGCATCCGACCAACCGGGAACCATCGAGGGTGCTCATGCCGACCACATGCTGTATATCTTCGACGAAGCGAAGCATGTGCCAGATGAGACGTTCGACGCAGCGGAAGGCGCATTTTCTGGGGCTGGTGCGGATACCAGTCGTGAGGCGTTCGCCTTAGCCATCTCGACCCCCGGCGACCCGGCTGGTCGCTTTTACGATATTCATCGACGACGACCGGGATTCGATGACTGGTCTGTGCGGCACGTTACCTTGCAGGAAGCCATTGCGTCAGAACGCATCTCTGACGATTGGGCTAGCCACCGTCGTGAGCAGTGGGGCGAAGATAGCGCGATCTACCACAACCGGGTGCTGGGTGAGTTTGCCTCATCGGATGAGTCGAACGTCATCCCACTGGCATGGGTCGAACAGGCGCAACTACGACACGAGGGCTATCTGGGAACTGTGCGGAACGGCACGAGCCTGACATCGCTTGGGGTGGATGTGGCTCGGGAAGGGTCTGACAAGACGATTCGTGCCAGCCGGGTGCGGCAGGGCATTACGGCGATTGCCGAGACACGCCGGGAAGATACGATGGAAACAGCGGGACGGGTGAAGGGGCAGATCGAACAACAGGGCGGGATCGCGGTGGTTGACATTATTGGACCGGGCGCAGGGGTGTTTGACCGGATCAAGGAACAGCACGTCCCATGTATTGCCTACAACGGTGCGATGGCAGCAGCGCAGAAGCGCAGCAAGAAAGATAAGCCCATCACGGATGCCAGTGGGGAACTGGGGTTTCAGAACATGCGGTCTGCCTCATGGTGGCATCTTCGTGAGCTTCTCGACCCGAAGGGGGACGACCCGATTGCGCTTCCACCGGAGGACCGTTTAGTAGAAGAATTAACAACGCCGCACTGGAGCGTTACCAGTAATGGACGAATTAAGGTAGAATCTAAGGACGACGTGAAGCGCCGGTTGGGGCGATCTACCGATTACGCCGATGCGGTGATCATGGCATTCGCGTTGGATATGTTGCGAATAATTCACTACGGGGTGCCATCCGTCATCGGCAAGAAGCGCCGATCAATGTGGAGACGGTAAGTGATGGCAAAAAAAGCCCCAGCCGAGAAACCCAAGCCACGTCGCACCGCCCCCACACCACGCAAGACGTCTCGAAAGAGTTCTTACGTAGGTAAAGCCAAGTCTACTCCAACCAACACCAAGCGTCGTCGCCGGGTGCTAATGGGTGAGATCGGGTCGACCGGTCTCGGTCGATGGGCTGGCACGGTTGATCAGGAGTTCCTTCGCGAGCTAACCGGCAAGCGTGGGATTCGCACGTTTACCGAGATGCGCTTCAATGATGACATTGTTGGGGCGATGCTGTTTGCGATGGTGAACCTGATGCGCGGGGTGGAGTGGGATATTGAGACCTCTGATGATGATGTGGGCGAGTTCGTCCATCAGGCATTGTATGAGGATATGTCCTATACGTGGCAGGACACCATGACCGAGATCCTGACCTTCCTACCGTTTGGCTGGTCGTGGATGGAGATGGTGTTCAAGGTGCGTGGCGGCGACACGGATGACAGTTCGTCGCGGTCTAAGTTCTCAGACGGACGGATCGGATTTCGGAAGTGGGCGATTCGTGGACAGGACACGCTTGACCGATGGGTCTTTGACAGCAATGGCGGCATCCAAGCGATGCAGCAGCGGGTCAATGATGACCGGTCGGTGCGAACGATTCCAATGGCGAAGTCGCTTCTATTCCGAACGACTTCCGAACGCAACAACCCAGAGGGTCGCAGCATTCTGCGGAACGCCTACCGTGCATGGTGGTTCAAGAAACACATCCAGCAGATCGAAGGGATTGGCATCGAGCGGGATCTAGCTGGCTACCCCTATATACAGGTTGCCGAGGATGGTCCGGACGTCTGGAATGCCAACATCGCCGAGATGGTCACGCTCAAGGACGCACTGGAAGAGATGGTGCAAACCATTAAACGGGACGAGAGCGAAGGCGCGGTCTTGCCGTCGTGGGCTGAACTTAAGCTCTTGAGCGCTGGGGGACGTCGTGCCTTTGATACATCTTCGGTGATTGCCCGGTATGACCAAGCGATGGCACAGTCGGTGCTGGCTGACTTTATCCTGATCGGGCATGATGCGGTCGGGTCGAAAGCGCTTGTGGTCTCGCGTATCGGACTCTTTACACGAGCGGTCACCGGATACCTCGACTCGGTCGCGTCTGTCATTAACCGTTTTGCGATTCCATTGTTACTGAAGGTCAACGGGATGACCACAGAGGAACCGGTTGAAGCGGTGCATCGTGGCATCGACACGATGGACATTGACACGCTCTCAGGGTTCCTGCAAAAGCTGGCATCATCTGGTGCGGAGATATTCCCAGACGGCTACCTGACGAACCATCTCTTGCGACGGGCTGATCTTCCTACAGGACATCGGGAAACCGAAGAGGGCGACCCCAAGCCAACGGACGAACAGGAAGACGCCAAGCAGCAAGATCGGGACGACAAGAAACACGAAGACGCCAAGGCGCAAGCCGCACTCCAGCAACAGGCGCAGAACCCGCCACAACCAGAGGAACCGCCACAGCCGCCACCCAAGGCGGGGTCACCGCCGCAGTCAAAGGATGTCCCTAGTGGTGATCAACCGAAGACGTGATGGTCGCCGGGTGCGTCCACGGACAGGTCGTATCCAGAAGGCAGCAGGCGATGATGTGCTGGCACTTGCCGACAGTGTCGCGCCGGGTCTGCGCCGACAGGTATCTCGACTATTGCGACTCCTGACATTGGAGTTTCAGCGACAGGTGTCCGAGAGCGGACTGGTTGCCCTGATTGACGCTGGTGATACCACCGCAATCGAGGAAGCGCTGACACAGGTGTTGTCGTCTGAGGTGTTTACTCGGCAGTCGACCGAGATTCTGTCCGAGTTTGAGGTTGAGTTTCAGATAGGGTCTGACGCGACTACCGAGGGTTTGACGAGGGTTATTGATTCCGAGTTCAAGCAGACGCTACGGCGGCAAGGGATTCGACCGGGCAGCGCACGGTATGAGCAAGTCATGACCGGGCTGGATACCCTGAACATCAAGGGGCGTCTTGCCTTCGACCGACTCAACCCACGAGTCGTGGAGCTTCTCAACAATCGCGGCTTGCTCTTCCAGCAGCGCATCCAGTCGCAGTCAATTCGCACGGTGCAACGGGTCGTACGTGACGGCATTCTGCGGCAACTAACAGCGGAGCAACTAGCCGATGAATTACGTCAGGTGGTCTCACTGACAGAACGGCAGCGGCTCGGCATGAAGAAGCTCGGGGACTCGATGCGACAAGCGGGTCGCACCCGGCGACAGATCAAAGATGCACAGCGAGCCTATCGAGAGCGAGCCATCTGGCAGCGTGCCGACACCATTGCACGAACAGAGACGGTGCGGATTCAGAACGAAGCCAGAGAACTCCAGTGGCGACGGGCGATTGATGATGGGATTCTCGGAACCGCAACCCGGCGTGAATGGGTCGTGACGCGGGATGATCGTCTCTGTAACTTCTGTCGACCGATGGGCGGCAAGCTCACAGGTATCAATGAACCGTGGATTACCGAGATGCGAGGACGAGAAGCGTGGACACCACAGGATATTCACCCACGCTGTCGATGCACGGAGCGACTGATTGAGATCGAGCTAGGTCCACGGTTAGCGGTGGACGACGTGGATAACATCGCAGCATAACCAACACAGGAGAAACCACTATGTCATTGAAGACTATCGTAACCGCGAAGATTTCAGGCGACTACCAGAGCGCTAAGGATCTCACCACGGTCAAGGACACCCTTGATCTCAACAACGCTATTGAACTGCTCACTGGCACAGGCGCGAATCAGTCCGATCTCATGTTCCATGACACGCGCACCATTGCGGCGTCTGGATATGACGACCTCGATCTCGCGGGTTCGTTGTCTGATGGGTTCGGCGCTACGCTGACCTTTGCTCGCGTGAAGTTGCTGTATATCAGTTCTGCGTCTGGCAACAGCGACAACCTTAGAGTTGGCGCGGCAGCGTCGAATCCGTTCTGGGCGTTTGTAGGCGCAACGGCTCACTACGTCAAGGTTAGAAAAGGCGGGATGTTTTTGACCGTGGCTCCAGACGCGACGGCTTTCCAAGTGACCGGTGGTTCGGTTGATGTCCTACGAATCACAAATGAGGCGAGCAGCGCAACAGCAACGTACGACATCGTCGTGATTGGGTCGTCTGCCTAATCCAAATAGGGCGAGACCGATTTAACCGAACTGGGGATTACTGTCTCTGGTGGGAGTGCGAGATGACCATTCGCAAGACACCATCGGGCTACCGTGTGACATCCAAACGCGGAAAGCCGATGGGGACGTACGCCACGAAGCGCGAGGCTGACAAGCGACTCAAGCAGATCGAGTACCACAAAACACGAAAGAAGGCGTATGGCAAAGCGTGAGGTATTCAACATCGACGCGGACCCTGAAGACGCAGACTGGACGAAGCAATCGTTCGATCTGGCGCACGGCACTGTGGACGAGATGCGCCAGCAGATGCTGTCATCGGGGTGGACACGGGAATCGCTTGACCGCTACAAAGAGACGAACGTCGGATTCAAGCTCGCCGTCAGAAAGAGACCAGAACTAGCGGACCTGTAATGCCTGCCGTGGAATCCGTTCGCATCGGTGTGGGTCACAACGGCACACCTACCGCTGTGCGTGGGGAGTCGGTCGGTAAGCACCTTAAGGGCAAACACTCGCAAGCCAGACACGCTGGCAAGAAAGGAAAGGGAAACGGTGGTGGACCCGGTGCCGCCAGTGCCGAAGCGCTAGATGGGTTATTGCGTGCGGGTGCCGTTTCAGGCACACACCGAGATGCGAAAGCTCGGGTTGAGCACAAGCAAAAGCAAGAGAACGCACGGGCTGTGGGCGAAGAGATGCGGAAGCTCGGCGTGACGAAGGAACAGGCCATATTAGCAATAAAGGATATC